GGAGCAGGACGGCGACTACTGCAAAGTGACCGCGTCCTCCGACCCGCTGCTGATCGGCCGGACCCTGAACGCCACCGACGTCCAACACGGGTCGCTCATGTTCGAGCGCGACATCGTCTGCACGGACACCGAAACCCAGAACTAAGGCGGTGCCTCATGGCCTCTGTGTACTTCGACGGTGCCGAGATCCAGCAACTGGCCGGTGCCTTCATCAAGGGCGCCGAGGGCGTCGGGAAGATGGCGCAGGCCGCCGTCCGGAAGACCGCACTGGACATAGAGAAGAATGCCAAGGCCATCGTCCCCGTGGACACCGGGAATCTGAAGAGCAGCATCGGACACTCGGATCTCCGGTCAGTGGGAACGTCCGGCTCCATTGAGGCCGAGGTTGGGCCCACTGCGAACTACGGCAGCTACGTCGAGTTTGGCACCTCGACCATGGCGCCGGCTGCTTTCATGGGCCCATCACTGGACCGGGCAACCCCGGCGTTCGTGAAGGCCATGGAGATCCTGGCGGAAAGGGCGGCCAATGGCGGCACCTAGCAGCGGCTTCCTCATAGAGCGGATCAAGACCCAGCTTGCCACCGTGCCGGGCCTGTTCCCGGGGAACGTGTTCGACTCCCAGGTCCCCACGACACTCCCGAAAGACTCGGCAGGGTTCATCCGCCCGTATGTGGTGATCTTCGCCGGGACCGCGACCGACATCCCCGAGGAACGTGACCTCACCAATCTCGCCGACATGAGCGTCAGTGACTTCCGGTTCCAGACGAACTGTGTTGGGCCCACCGGATCCCACGCGAGGGACCTCGCCGACGCCATCCGCCTCGCGCTCACCAATCTCCCTGTGGGCGGCGGGTTCATCAAGCCCGACCCCGACAGCTTCCGCACCGACGTGCTCCCAGACAACCAGGTCATCCCGGCCCGGTTTTACATGCCACTGATGTGGCGACTCACCACCACCTAAGGAGGCCGTAATGGCAACCGCAAGATCCCAGGTGACTGAACCCGCCACACCAGCTGAGGCGACGGTTGAGGTCATCGAACCCGGCATCCCAGAGGACACCGGGCGCAAGTACGACCCGCGCAAAAAGGTCGCTGTCTACAACAAAACAACCGGGGAAAAGCTGCCCCACACCGTCCCGGAAACCTGGCTTGACGGCCGCTTCCCGAACCTCACCCAGACCCCCTCTTCGAAAGCAGGTAAGTAGCCATGGTCGCACTCGGCCCCAAGATGCTCACTGACGCCAACCGGCGTCTAGCGTGGGTCCCCACCATCGCGAACTACCACGAACCCACCGTCGCGGAGATCACCGCCGGCAAGGACATCTCCTGCCTGATCACCGCCGCCGACTTCAGCCTCGGCTCCACCGGTGACGACTCGATCAGCGACCCGGCGTACTGCGCCAGCTCGAACAGCTCCACCCCGGGCCGGACGAACTACGAAGCGGCGATGAACTTCTTCCGCTTCAAGAACGACGTTGACGACGTCGCCTGGACCACGTTCACCGCGAAGGGACTCCACGGCTACCTCGTGGAGCGCATCGGCCAGATCGCCGAGGGCGAGAAGGCCCACGAAATCGCATGGGCATCCGGTGACGAGGTCCGCGTGTTCGAGGTCATCACCGGCACCCCGCAGGTACTGGCACCGTCCGCCGCCGGCTACGAGAAGTTCCGCGAGGTCTTCTCCGTGCAGGACCTCGTGGACGAGCGCGCTGTCGTAGCGGCCGCGTAACAGACCGGGTGGCTGGGCGTAAATTCAGGCTCCGCCCAGCCACCCCCTCAATCCCCTTACAGAGCCTGTACCCACGACTTAGGAGCCTGAAACCCTATGACCGAAGCACCCATCAGCCACGAAGAGAGCATCGACCTTGACGCATGGCTGGACGGCGCCCACCGCACCGAACGCTCCGTCACCCTCTACGCCCGCGCCGACCTGCTGGCAGACATCGACCAGCTCGAAGCCAAGCTCCGCCAGGTCGCAGAGATCCCCGCAGAAGACCGCTCCTACGCCGACGCTGATGAGAGCGCCCAGATCAAGGCCGACATCGACCGGCTGTACGTGGATCTCGATTCGTCGAAGCTCGTTGTCCGCGTGACCTCTCTCGAGGACACGGAGTACAACGAGATCGTGGAGCAGGTCAAGAAGGACCTGAAGGACGAGGCCGACCAGGCGGCAGCTAGAGCCCGGGCCGACGCCCGCGAGAAGGCCCGCCGGCTGGAAATCACTTCCGTCAACGACATCAACGCCTTCATCCGCCCGGCAGCCAACACTGCAGCGGACGCCGTGATCAACCGCGAAGTGTCGATCCGGACCATCGCCGCTGCCGTCGTCTCCCCGAAGATGAGCGTTGAGCAGGTCCGCAGGCTATACAAGCAGATCGGCGACGCGCAGGTGGGACTCCTGTCCCAGGCATACACCCGCGCTTCCATTGAGGCGCCGCAGGTGACGGTCCCAAAATCGTCGAAGCCCTCGCAGGCGGGCACTGGGACCACATCCTCCTAGAAGCCCGCACCGCGAGGGACTGGAAAGTCCCCCAAACAGTGCTGCGCGGCCGCAAGGATGACGGCACGTGGACCTACCACGACCGGTGCATGGCCCTCGCCCTCAGAGCGTACGAGGACGGGCTGTGCCCCGGTTGCGGGCAACACTCCTCCGTGACCCGAGGGGACCACAACGTAGGCCGCCACGAGGTCGACGCGGACGAGATCTGCCATGGCTGCGAAGCGCTCGAATCATTCCAGGCGAACGACAAGAACGAGCGGTTCCCGGGCCAGAAGCTAAGCCTCCGGGAAGTGGTCGGCTAGCGGCGCTCGACGGCGGCCAGCAAGCGGCGGAGGTAACCGATGCCGGCGATGATCAACCCGCCCACGAGCAGGATGATCGCGCCGGCGCTCGGGCCCCGGGTCTCGACCATGCCCACGCCGCTGACGTAGTTGCTGACCGGGTTCGCGAGATTGAACACGAGCAGGATGACGCCCAACACCAGGACGACGATTCCCCCCTTGATCATGTTCGTTCCCGGTCGGGCCTTCTGCTGTTCCCCCTGCTGAGTCATCCCCACATCAAACCACAACTCAATAGTGTTTGGAGGCCCCCATGGGTGAACGCTCCGTACTGGTTCGTGTCCGGGCTGAGATTGGGGACTTCCGGCGGCAGATGCAGCAGGCCGCGCAGGCCACGACGCAGCTCGGCACTGCGGGCAGGGCGGCCGGGCAGACCACGTCCACCGCCATGACTCAGACCCAGGCTGCAGCGGCGGAAGCCCGAGCAGCACTGGCCGAGGCGGGCAAGGCAGCACAACAGGCGGCCCAAGGCTTCGGCATGAGCTACAACTCAGCCGGGCAGCTCACAGACCAGTTCGGCAACATGGTCACGCAGGCTCACGCAGCGGAGCTGGGTCTCGAAACTGCCAGCGAAGCCACCCGCGAATTCGCGGCACAGCAGGCAGCAGCAGCCGCGGCAGCCGCCCAGTCAAGCACAGCGCTTGGCCAGATGGTGCAATCCGCACACCAGCACCAGGAAGCGTGGACCACCGCGGGAACGTCCCTGCTGACCTTCGGCGCCTCCGTGACCGCAGGCGTAGGTCTGGCCATCGCCAAATACGCCGAGTTCGACAAGGCCATGTCCGAGGTGCAGGCAGCCACCCACGCCAGCGCCGCCGACATGGGCCTCCTCCGGGAAGCGGCAATCGAGGCCGGGGCGGACACGTCCTACTCCGCCAAGGAAGCCGCTGACGCCATCACGGAACTGTCCAAGGCCGGCGTGTCCACGACGGACATCCTCAACGGTGGGCTAACTGGTGCCCTGAACTTGGCCGCCGCTGGGTCCCTCGAAGTGGCAGACGCTGCCGAACTGGCCGCAACTGCAATGACCCAGTTCAAGCTGCAGGGTAAGGACCTGCCCCACGTGGCTGATCTTCTGGCTGCCGGTGCGGGCAAGGCTCAGGGCTCGGTTGAGGACATGGGCATGGCACTGAAGCAGGGCGGTCTCGTCGCTGCCTCCACTGGCCTCTCCATCGAAGAGGTAACCGGCGGGCTTGCAGCCTTCGCCAGCGCGGGCCTCATCGGCTCCGACGCGGGCACCAGCTTCAAGACCATGCTGCAGGCCCTCACCCCGAACAGCGTTGCCGCGGCGAACAAGATGAAGGAACTGGGCTTCAACGCGTTCGACGCCAACGGAAACATGAAGTCCCTGGGCGAGATCGCCAGCAACCTGCAGGTCTCCATGAAGGGACTCTCCGAGGAGCAGCGGGCCACCGCCATGGAGGTCATCTTCGGGTCTGACGCCGTTCGCGCAGCTAACGTGCTGTACGAACAGGGCGCCGAGGGCATCGACAAATGGACCAAGGCTGTGGACGTGGCCGGGTACGCCGCTACCACCGCCAGCATGAAGCAGGACAACCTCGCCGGGGACATCGAGAAGCTCGGTGGATCCTTCGATACCGTCCTGATCAAGGGCGGCAACGGTGCAGCCACCGCCCTCCGTGGTGTGGTGCAGGGCGCTGAGGACCTGATCGACGGGCTCGGCAAGGTCGACCCTGAAATTCTGGGCCTGGTCACCAGCATGGCCGGTCTGACCGGCGCCGGAGCCCTCGTTGTCGGGACCTTTGTGACCCTGTTCCCCAAGGCCATGGAGGTGCACAAGGCTTTCCAGACCCTGCAGACCACGAACGCCGGGCTCGCCGGCGGGCTGGGCAAGGTAGCCAAGGGTGCCGGTATAGCCGCTGCTGCCCTGGCTGCCCTGTCCATCGCCGGGGCTGTGTTCTCGGAGAAGAGCACCAAGACCGCCTCGGACTACGCGAACGCCATCCTCAAGGTGGCCAACGCTGGCAGCGAAGCCAAGGCTGCCGACCTTGACAGCATCTTCCAGAACTTCGACAAGTTCGGCGGCTCTGACACGGTCAACGGGATCAACGGTGTGACAGACGCGGTCAAGCGCCTCGCCAACCCGGACTGGCAGCAGCAGGTGGACCAGTTCTTCGACGGCTTCACCAGCGGTGTTCTGAACCTGCCCAAGTCCGACCTGGGCCAGCTGCAGGACCGGCTCAAGGGTGTTGGCGACGAGATGGGCAACATCGTCAAGAACGGCGGTGCCGAGGGCGCGGCCAAGTCCTTCCGGCTCCTGAACGACGAGTTCGAGAAGCAGGGCAAGTCCACGCAGGAAGTGCTGGACATGATGCCGGGCTACAAGGATGCCCTGCTGGATCAGGCCAACGCCCTGGGCGTGAACCTTGAACCGGCCCAGTTGCTTGAGCTGGCTCAGGGACGTATCCCGGGCGTGATGCAGGCGGCCATGAATGCCTCCGAGGATAAGGCTGCGGCCGATCAGCAGGCGGCCGACGCTGCGAAGCAGCACTCCGAAGCTCTGGACGAGCTGGGCCTGAACGCTGACGGCACCATCGCCAGCCTTGAGAAGTACACGCAGGCGCTGTTCAACGCCGGTCTCCTGACCATGGACGCCCGGGAAGCCGAGGCAGCCCACGAGGCAGCCATCGACGGCGTCAAGGGCGCCGTGGAGCAGGCTACCGAAGCCCTCGCCAAGCAGTACGAGGAACAGGGCTACGGTGCCGAGGCGGCCAAGGCCATGGCGCAGGAACAGATGAAGCTCGGCGCTGCCCTGAATCAGAACA